CACGTTATTGATCGCGTCCAGCAGAGGAAGCACAACCTCGAACGCGCCGAGCCGAGCGGTGTTGGCGGGATATTCGATGATCGGAATACCGAAGACTTGCTCTTCGTCCTTCACAATCTCGTCATTGTCTTTGATCTCGTAGTAGTGGTCTTTGGTGTAGACCGAGTAGATGATACCGTCCTCGCGCTCAATGGACATGACACCCATCACGGGCGGCTGACCCAGGCTGTTGTGATAGACCACGAACGCGAAACGCGGGTCAAGCGTGTAAATCTCAAACGGAGCTTCGTCGGGGTCAACCTCGGCATTGTCGTCGGGAAGAACCATGCGGAACGACGTACCGCTGATATGCGACCAGTCAGCCAGCTCCTTATCCTTCGCGGCCTTGTCCTCGCCGCTCATGTAGGCGTTGAGCCGGTTGATGCTCTGCGTCAGAGCTTCATCGTCGCCCCGGCTGACGTACTGAATGGGTTCGCCCATCAGATAGCCGACCTTGAAGCTGACGATCTCATTCGCCCGATTTTCAACGACCATGTTTTTGATCTCAGGCCGAACGTCCTTGACCCTTTGAAGGATAGGCTGTCTGCCCTTGTAGTAGTCGTACAAATAGTCGATCTCACTCTTGTTCGCCCAATGCGTAGCAAGAGCCTTACGAAGAACGTCAGCGACATTCTCTCTCGTAATCTCGTCAACGTCCGTCTTGATTATCCGACGACCGAAAAAAGTATGCACGAGAGACACCCTCCCTCCTAATTAGTCACAGTAAACATAACATATCTCCAATGGTTTGTCAAGAGCAAATAATCTAAAACCATAGGCGATTTATACAGGACGCTTCATAACCTCGACTTTTCCACCGATCAGACCTCGGAGCTGGTTTTCCAGCAGCGAGAGGGAGTCGGGCGCGTCGTCATGCGGAACCTTGCCCGTCCGAGTGTAGGTCGTGACCTCCCGCATGAACGCCCAGTATTGACTCCCGCGCTGATAGGTGGAGGGGTCTTTGAAGAAAAAGTGCTTCTTGATATTGTCAGCGGCGAACTCAATGCGGGTCTGCTTATTGCTGACCGTTCGCTTCGTCCGTATACCGAGCATATACCCTCGTCCCGCGCAAAGCTGCGCCACGTCACGGGCGTAATAGGTTCCCGCGTTGTTCGACTCAAAGGTGGCTTCGGCGACACGGTTGGAGATCAGGCAGTTCGCACACTCAGGCTTTGTCACGTCGGCGGGAGCATCGTCGAACACCACGTCGATAATATAAACCTCGTCACCATAGATCGCGGCGACCGGCATGGAGGTCGAGTCCGCGCCGCTCTCGGCGGTGTCGCAGACGGCAATAATCGTGTCGGGGTCGCGGTCTACCGGGAGGGACATGAAGTAGTTCAGCTCAGTCTTGTTGAACAGCAGACCCTTCGCTTCAAAGGGCTGTTGCTGGAACTCACTCTCGAACTGCTCTGCGCTCAGAAGCTCCCGCTGTTCCCGGAAGTAGGCGGTGGTGAAGACCTTCTTGCCCTCACGCTCGTATTCGTAATTGCTCTCGTCGGTCACAGGGTCAAGAGCCGGTATCTCGATTGCTCTCCAATTCCAGCCCTCCTTTTGAGCGTGTTCCTGAATACGGCCTATCGGGTCATACAGAGAGTAGCGGGTTCCCGTGAACACCATCGGCGTACCCTCAATGGCACGACCCATAATGTCGCCTGAGATCACTTCCCACTTATCGTCGAGCCGCTGCCGGTTTTTCGCTTCCTCTCGACCCTCCACACAGTCGTCCAGCAGAAGGGCGTTGGTCGCTTCGGACAGACCGACTTGCCGGGAGTCGATAGAGCGGCACATGATCGTTGGAAACCTCGACCGGCTGTTCAGGTTGATGGTCTTCAAGTCGGCGTTGGTCTGCACCAGCTTCGCTTCGGGGAAAATCTGATAGTAGTTGTACTCGTTCGGCGTGACGAGGTATTCCAGACACCCGGCGTAGAACGACTTCACCAGATCGTCGCCCGTACCTTCCATGAGAGAAGCCCTGTCGGGGTAGCGGCCTGACAGAAGCAGAGTGAACAGTATCTCCGTCTGGCTCTTACCGGCTCGTTTCGGCATGGAAACGGTCAGCAGACGCAGCTTGCCGTCGAGAATGTCCTGGTAGCCCTGTATCATCGGTCTGAGATAATGCCGACGCGGAGCATAGAACTTCTTCTCAGGCTTGCGGTCGAACTCAATGGCTCTCGCAAAGTCGTCCAGGCAGTATGGCGCGGTATAAAACAACGTCCGTCTGAACAGATCATACATGGACTCCATGAAAGAGAAGTCGTTGTTCGAGCTGGCTTTCGCCATAGCGCGGTTGATCTTCTCCATGAGAGCGTGATTGAAGTCGAGCGGCGGCGAACCCCGTTCCGCGCCGATGTTCCGTACACAGGCAAAAGCGTCCTCATACAGCACCCGGTCGAGCTTGCCGTCCATGCGTGTGAAGATCGCCTGTAAAATCTTATCGTTGTCCATATCTACCTCCAAAAGAAAACGGACTACCCCGAAGAGTAGCCCGTTGTGGCTCTTCTTCCCGTCTGTACGGGAAGGTCAGTCGTCGTCCAGAGCAACCATGATCTCCAAAGCGCGGTTCAATGCTTCCTGTTTCCGCTTCTCAGCCAGCTTCGCTTGCTTCTTCCGTCGAGCTTTTACGGCTCGGCGGGTCTTTTCTTTTTCGTCGGTGAGACAGGAGTGAACCATAAGTGCGAGGATAATCAGCCCTATAATCACTTTCATAAGCACACCCGCCTTTTTGTTTTTGCGCGGTTTTCAGAACTCACTCTTCGTACTCGCGGTAATCGTCTTTGTAGTCCGCGCCCACATCAGACAGCTTTATCCGACCGCGCTTGGCTCTCGGCACGTCGGCGGGAACAGCGTCGCTCAGGATAGGTTCATGCTGCCCCTGTACCCACTCGCCGTTGCCATAGCGATACTCACCGCGATAAGTGCGCTCGTTGTTCCAGATACTTTGCACCGTGGAGATCACAAACGGCTTTCCGCGCCGGGTCTTGTAGCCGTGATCGTTCAACGCCTTGACCGTCCCCAGCATGGTCGTTCCCTGAGCTTTCAGGTCGAAGATATATCTCACGACTTTGGCTTCTTCCTCATTCACAACGAGCTTGTGGTCGATCACCTTGTACCCCATCGGAGCCTGACCGCCAGAGTAACCGCCCTGAGAAGCCTTGACCTTTCGACCGGCAGACGTGCGCTTATTGATATTCTCACGCTCCATCTGAGCCGCGCAGATCGTGAACGCTTCGAGCATGGTGGCAAACGCGCCCATCGAGCCAAAGTCTTCCGAGATCGAGACGAGCTGAATGTCCTTCTTCAACAGGAGCATCTTGTAGTAGTAATACACGTTAATATCACGCGCCACTCGGTCAGACTTCGCAACGATCACAGCTTCGTAGGGAGGATTGGACACGTCACCGTATACGATCTCGTCAAATCCAGGACGTTCCTTCGCACCCGACTCGCCCTTATCCTTGACCCACCGCACGATGGTCATATCATGCTCGGCGACATACTCTTTGATCTGTTCCTCCTGGGCTTCAAGACCGAACTTGTCCTCTTTGGCCTGTTTGTCGGTGCTGACGCGGATATAAGCAATAACATTCTGCATGGTCGATACCTCCTTGTTTACGTCTACTATAACACAAGTACACGTATACGTCAACCCCCTTTTCACGTAAAAGTGGCGAAAGTGATAGTTTAACGATTTTGCAGGTTTTTTTTTTTAATACGCGCATATAGAGAAAAATATATACAAAACATAGAGAACTATCACTTTTTTGGTACGTCTAATCGGCTTTTGTAGACGTAACCTTACGTGAAATCGGCAAAAGGTAGACGAAACCTTACGTATACTGCGCTTACGTGTAAATAGGTTACGTGTAATACGATTAGACTATTGCTCTGTTACGTTTAACAGAAACGATTAAACGTAATGGGGCTTTTTATATTTTGCGGTATTTTTCGACCTTACCCCCGCCCCCGCCCCGGCAGCATATCCCCCCGCCCCCGGCGACCGTCAGACCGTCCACAGAGGGCGCAGAGCTGGCCAGGAAGCCCCGCAGAAGATCAGCCGAACCCCGACCCCACCCACCAAGGAAACCCCCGCAGAACGCGCCCAGGACAGGCACAGAGGGCGCACAGATCAGCACCGACCCAGGGCAGAAGGGGAGCCGGGGCAGCTCGAAAAAAAATTACGTGAAATCTTGATTTCCCTATTGACATATTACGTCTAATCGGTTATACTGTTCACGTAATCAAGGAAAACCCGCCCCGCCTTTTATCGTGTCAAACCCCACGGCGCGGCGCAGAACGGACAGCCCCACAGAGGGCAGAAAGGACATAGAACCATGAAAACCATTGAAACCATCAAGAACATGATTGCCACCGAGGGCGCACCCGCTTACAGGGCGCACCGTGACGAACTCCGCGACGCTGTTTCCTTCCTTTGCAATCAGTATGAAGTTGACCGCCTGGGCGCGGTCGAACAGACCCCGGCGCACACCGTCACCGCCTGGGCTGCTCAGGTAGGTTACACCCGCGCCGCCGTCGTCCTCGCGTCCCTGGTGAACCGCTCCGCGTGGGACGGTCGTATCTCCCGCGAGGTCAAAACGTGGGCGGCTGGTGTCGCTGACGCTTACGACGAGGAAGCCGCCGAGCGTCTTTCCCTGAGCTGTGACACCATCCACAAAGCGCACCTTGACCAGCTCGCCGCCGCGTTTATGAAGCTCACCCCCGCCGACGTAGAAGCCGCCCAGGAAGCCGAGAAAGCCACCGAGAGCGAGAACCCGACCGAGGACACCACCAACACCGAGAGCGGCGCAGAAGCCGCCCAGAATGAGAAAGGAGCCGACACCATGACCACCAACACCACGACCGCCAGCCCCGCCGCGCAGATGTTCCCGCACCTGTGCGCCGAGATCAGAGCCGACGAGCAGCGGCGCAAGGAGAACACCGCCGCGTATATCCTCCGGGGATATATGCCGACCTGGGCAGAGCGTGAGCGCACCGAGGGCGACAGGGGCTTGAAGCAGTACAGCACCCCGCGCCGCTGGGAGCAGTACCAGCGCGGCGAGATCGACCGGGCGAAGGCCGTCGAGCTGGCGACCAAGAGAGCCGCGAAGGAGATCGAGAAGGACACCGCCGCGAAGCTGGCGCAGCTCGAAGCCGCCGCGACCGCGCCCCGGTTTGACTCCGTGTCTATCTCCGTGACCTGGGCGAAGTCCCGCACCTGGGGAGCAAACCCGACCGCCGAAGTGCTGAACCTGGGCGACCGTCGCACCGTAGGCCATGCCAGCGGGTGCGGCTATGACAAGGAGAGCGCAGCAATCGCCGAAGCCCTGAACCAGAACCCCGCCGCGCTGCGTGTCCTGTACGAGCTGGGCGAAAGCGCACTTGCTCAGGGCGACAGCCCCCGAAGCAAGACCGCTTGCACCGGCTACCATTGGGGCGGGTGCATCGGCTACGGGGCGGGGTATAGCGTCCTTCCATACTTCGAGGGCGGCGTTGGTTCCTCGTGCTTTTGGTCGATCTTCCAGAAAGCCGGGTTTTCCGTTCGTCTCGCTGGCTCCGGAAAGATGTTCGACTGCTGGACGCTGCAAAAGGGGGTGGCCTGATATGACCCCCGCCAACATTCCCGCATACCTCGCCGACGTGCAAAAGGACGTGGCGCAGATCATCAGCGCGGCAGAGAAAGCCGCCGAGAGCATCGAGAACAGCCCCGCATATGCTGACCGCTTGCACCCGTTCCACGCTGCGGCGGTGTCCACCTTCAACAGCCTTGTAACAGTCCTTTTGACGGTGGAGGGCTACGCGGTGGAGGGGGTGACGGTGTGAACCTTTGGAAGAGAACCACGGGCGGCGGCTTGAAGTCGTCGCCCCGCGTTTATACCTCGCCGAGCGGGGAACGCTTCACCCTCTACGCCGATATGCTCAGACAGCCGCATTTACTCGTAGCCGGTGCGACCGGGAGCGGGAAAAGCGTCGTTTTGAACGCCCTCATATATACCGCCCTGTATCAGCATCCAGGCGACAACCCCGGCGCGGTGTCGTTCATCCTGATAGACCCAAAGCGCGTCGAGCTGGCGCAATATAGAGAGCTGCCCCACGTCCTACGGTACGCCAGCGAACCCGACACCATGCGCGGCGCGTTCGCCTACGCCATGAACCTATGCGAAGCCCGATATAAAGCCATGCAGCGCGACGGCCTGAGAAAGTACCCAGGCGGGGACGTGTACATCATCATAGACGAGTGGGCCGACCTTATGACCACCCAAAAGCGGGAAATTATGCCGACCGTCCAACGTCTCGCGCAGATCGGACGCGCCGCCCGTGTGCATATCATCATGGCGACGCAAACACCAATCGCCGCCATACTGCCGACCGCCATAAAATGCAATTTTGACTCCCGCGTTGCTCTTCGCACGAGGTCAGCCCAGGACAGCCGAAACATTACCGGCTTGAAGGGGTGCGAAACTCTCCCGCGCTACGGGTTCGGGTACTACATGACCCCGGAACGGTCAGCGGTCGAAGCTCTTCCCATGTACTCAGACGCAGACCTTGCCGCCCGTGTGCAATGGTGGACAGACCAACAAAGCCGACACAGAAACAGCCGCCCCGCATAGATCGCGGGGCGGTTTCCTTTTGCCGTGGAGCTGGGGCGCAGCTTGCCCCGCTCAGATCATGCCGCCGCGCTGGGCGCATTGCGCGCCCCTCTGCGGGGTTTTTGCTTTTGGTGGTGTCCCTATACCACCCAACACAGAAACGCGCCACAGAGGGCGCAGAGAGCCGCAGAGAGGGCAAGCCAGAAGACGACCCCGACAGCCCCGGCAGAGCTGCGGGAGGGGGTCAGGCCGTCAGGGGTAGCGGGTGCGGGGCGGGGCGACCCCCTCTTGCCTGGGGCGACGGGAGTGAATGTCGAGCCGACCGTCCGGGAAAAATGATCGGCAGAAAAGCCCTTTCTGCGCCCTTCTGCCGATTTTTGATTATTCGCTTTCTGCCCTTTCTGCGGACAACAGCCGGGACAAAGCTCTTTCTGCTTCCTCTTTGGTGTCAAAGTCTTGGCGAGAATAGAACCTCATTCCCTTGATCTTCGCACAGATTACCATAGACACGCCCTGCTCTACGACGAAGAACCGAGCGGTGACCTTTTTCTGCTTTACGATCATTCGTTTTCTGCCCTTTCTGCGCCGTCTGTGTCAACAGCTTCGAGGTACTTTCTACGAAGTTCCTCGGAAGGTGTATCTTGTCCGAGAGGATTGCCGGGAGCAACTGTGAACTCTTTCTTATCTTCATAGCCCAGGTTGTTCTTCATCAGGAAGATACCGGCGACAGGGTTGATCTTTCCGTTCTGCATATAATCTTCCATCTGAGCGTTCAGCGCAATATACGCCTGTTCGAGAGCTTTTCTGTTGGCTTCTGGCACACTCTGTATCATGCCATTCACCCAGTTCCACAGAGTAGCGCGAGTGACACCAAAGGCCAGTGCAAGCCCCGCGATACTGGGCTTCATGTCGTTTTGAGCGCATAAACCGAAGTACGCTTTGACGCGGGTTCTCACGTCTTCGGGGGTGGCGGTGGCGATCTCCAATTTTTCTTCCGACAGCTCGGACACCGCCATGTTGTGCAAGAGATAGCGAGTATTATCGCCGGGTTCAGTCTGGACAGACATTTGCTCAGACTTCTTCGGTCTTTTCTGCGGTACGTCGCTCATTTTCTGACTCCTTTCTCACATTGCGGACAGATCAGCCGCCCTTCGGGGATTTCCTCGCCACAGCACACACAGAAATTGCTATGACTCGGAGGATGAAGCGCAAGCTGCTTCTCGCGCACCAGTTTGTCGATCACTCTGCCGATATTCTTACCGTAGCCGCTGACCGCCGCAAGCCGTTCCAGGTGATAGAGCGTCTGCGAGTTCAGCACGACGGACACGCGGCGATAGTTCTTTCTGTCCATGTCAGGTTCCTTTCAGAACGATATTTTTATAGCCGGGGTAGCCGTTGCGGGTGACTCTCCCGCTGTGCCATTCGGGGTGCGTTTCCATTTCCGAGTTGAACCGCCGAGCGGTGGCGACATAGTAGCCGTTGGACTTGCACCACATCTTGAAGCTGTCATAGAGGGATTTCTGCAAGGTGAACGCGCCGTCCTGAGTCTCGCACTTCTCTTCGAGGAACTGCAAAACAATGTCGTTGTCCTTCTTGTAGGCGTTTATGACTTTCTGCATTTCTGCCGACATACTCAGGCCGTCAGCGAGATAGTCATAGTAACCGGCAAGGAGCCACGAAAAGATACCCTGCATTGCTTCCATTTCCTGAAACTCGTTTTTCAGGTTCTTGTCCTGTTCCTCCTGGGTGAAGTGTCGGTTGAACTCGATCACGCGAATACGCTCAGACGCGAACAGGCTCTTGTCGCTGACGCTCGGCAGATCATTACAGGACAGCCAGAGCGTGAACTGCGGACGAAACGTGATGGGCTTCTCATGCAAGTGCCGAGCTGTGATCTCTTCGCCGCCCGTGAATTGCTTAATCGCTTCCTCGTCCAGCTTGCCGTACTGATTGCTTTCTGCCATCGTGACGAAACGACGGCCTTTCAGCGAAGCGAGGACGGGCGACGGGGCTTCACCGTCTCGGCTTCTGTCGGACTTGCAGATGATCGCCACGGGAGCCACAGACGCATAGTCGCCGAGAAGGTGATGGATTGCCGAAAGCAAGGTGGACTTTCCGTTCCTCGTGGTTTTGCCGTGAAGGATGAAC